GCTTTAATTGATCGTCTCAACCTTCAGAAACAGATGCTTGAGAGTAAGTGCTCCAAGGAGTTCCACAAAGACCTTCGTGAAGCAGATTACCTCCAGGCAGGTGTCTTCTGGTTGGGATATGTACAAGAGCTGGTTACGAAAGCTACAAAGCTTTCAGCAGCCACTCCTACAGATGCTTTTGATGAAGAGTTGGAAGCATTCAAGTTAATAGATTCACAGATTGAACGAATTGGAATGGAGTAGCCACAAGCTACTTGGACTTAAATTTGACGGGATTCCCACAAGGATACCAGTATGCCAGACCCTACATTAGACCAGATAGCCCCCGGTGGAGTAGTTCAATTGAACCAATCTCCAGCGGCTCTCGACGATGTGACGTTTGATTCTCTTTTCCCGGCAGAACCGTCACAGGTAACACAGGCTGTACAACAGCCTACAGCGACGCCGGTCACGCAGACTCAGCAGCCTGTTACACAACAGGTTAAGTCTGACTTCTTCCTGCAAGGGGAGAAATCAGTCTATAAAACTGCCGAGGATGCAACTCGCGGTATCAATGAAAAAGATGCCGTGATCGAGCAATTGCGACAGAGATATGCCCTTACAACTGGGATTGATCCGATCACAGGTAAGCCAGTAGGTGTTCAAGGTCAAACACAAGAGACCGTGGACTACTACCAGCAACCAGATCAATATCTAGATGCTTTGTATAATGCAGCTAAGAAGGGTGGCCCTGAAGCCTACCGAGACGTGCAAGCGAAGTTCATCTTCGATGCCGTTAAGCCGCTTCAACCTATTCTTCAGAAAGCTGCGCGGGATCAGGCTGTAGAGACCTTAGCACTGGAACTTCCAGCGTCTAAGAGTTTCGTAGGCACTCCTAATTATACTAAAGCCCTCGATCTCAATCCCGAACTTAAGCAGGCTATCTCCATAAGTGAACAGGACCATCGGTTCCACTCTCGGCTGCCAGGGCTCTACAAGCTGGCCTATTTGACAGCCCAAGGTATGCAAATGCCCGAGCTATTGCGAGCGCAAGCTACGCAAACTCAAACCCCTACACAGACGCAGGTCCAACCTGTACGTACTACTGTCCAAGCCACCACTACCTCACCGTCTACTACGCAAGCTGCCCGTCCGTCCTTTAAGAACATCGAAGGCATTCGAGCTGTCATCGCTGATATGGAAGGTCGAGGGGTCAAACTAGACATCTAAAGTTCTGTGAGGGAACAAAGGAAAATTAATGTTCGTATCTAAACTTCGCTCCCTCGTCGGGATTCTGTTTGGCTTCGGTGATGATGTCGTTACTGTTATCACTGGGTCGGTTGGAACTCCCGGTCCTGCTGGTTCACTTGCGAGTGACCAACAGACGTATTTCTCCGCTAAGCTGCTCGAAGTGGCCGTCCTAATGACGGTGCTCGATCAGTTCGGCGACAAAGACCCTATTCCCTCGAACTCGTCTAAGACGATTCAGTTCAACCGCTTGGAGAAGCTCACTACCTCGCTAACTCCAACTCAGTTGGTTGAAGGGATTATGCCGGATGCGGTTGGGCTCTCTATGAGCCAGTTTACCGCTGTGGCAGAACAGTATGGTCTAGTGCTCCGGTTGTCTGATCTTGCTGAGCTGACTTCCAAGCATGACGTGGTTGGCCGTGCGCTGTATATTCTCGGATTGCACGCTGCCGAAACGTATGATATTCTTATCTATAACGTCCTAGCCAATGCGTCTAACGTGTATCGCCCGAACGGTAAGGTCTCTAACGCGACTACTACCGCTTCGGACAAGATTGGGTATGTTGATTTGACTGCCCTTCACGCTAACCTTATGGATCAGGGCGGACGGCCTTTCGATGACGGGGATTATGTTCTCGTGATCGCTCCTCAGGTTCATGCTTCGATGTTGCAGGACCCTGACTTCAAGGCGTCTAACCAGTTCGGCAAGCCGGAACGTATCTGGCGCGGCGAAGTTCAAGAGTTGTCGGGCTTCCGCATCGTCAAGACTAACGCTCCTGGTTTTGCTTTCACTTCACAGGCTACCTCTGGCGCAGCTAACAAGCTGTTCACTAGCTATGCCGTGGCTCGCAATGCGTATCAGATTTCTGATCTTCAGAACCTCCGCGTGTACGCGGCTGCTCCTGGCGGACAGACGGATACCTTGCAACAGACCCGTAAGCTCGGATACAAATTCGCATTCAAGACGATCATCACCAACCAGAACTGGATTTGGGCGATTGTCTCGGCTGGTCAGAACAGTATCAATAACTAAGTTCTTCGGCCCCTGGTACTTCTGCGTTTCGCTAGGGTGTCCGTAACGCAAGAGGAAAAGGGGAGGCTTAAGATACCTCCCCTATCCTAAATCCCCACAAGGGAAAAGGTGAATTAAATGAGTAACGACACAATCGGCTCAGTGCTACAAAACAGACACGTAGGCAAGTCAGTTCCTTCTACTAATGCAACTCGGAGGAACAGAGTTGATGTTCAAGCAGCTAAGTCTGCAACAGATGTCATCAAAGCAAATGAAGATAAGAACAATTGGGAGTGGGTTGAGATTCCTGATACAGATATTTTTGGTGAACCCCACACTGGGGTTTCAGTTAACTTTGAATCGTTTCTCCCTGGGAAGTACTTTGTGAGTCCAGAGATGGCGTTTGAAGTTAAGCGTCTCCTAGCGAATAGAATGCGCGGGGACATCAGAGTTCTACAGCCGAGGCAGGATGCGGTTATGGCTCGGATCATGTCTAAGAGTCAACTAGGTGCCGCAGTTAATCCAGAACTTAAGGGCCTAAACGACAACTAAGATGGCCTCGTTTCAAGAAGCCGTAGCTAAGACTGAACTCTGGGAAGGTGGTTACTCAAATAATCACCTTGACTCCGGTGGGGAGACCTACCGGGGGATCAGTCGAAAGAACTGGCCTAAGTGGGCTGGTTGGACTATCATAGATCAAGCTAAAGCTGAAGGTGGTATTATGCTGCCACTTGATCTAAAGCTTGAAAAGATTAGTGAGCTACAGGGTTTAATAATAGACTTCTACCACAAGAACTTTTGGGACTACGATGGTCTCAACGACCAGTACATAGCCTGGAAGGTCTTCGATCTAGGAGTTAACATAGGCAAGAGTCACGCAGTGAAGATACTCCAGCAGGCTGTAGGAACTAACCTAGATGGGATTTATGGGCCTAATACTGAAAGGCTTACGAATCTCCACCCGTCAGGGTCCTTAACTACCATTCTTCGAGCATCTGCTGAACAGTATCATAAACAGATAGTTGTGACTCATCCTGAGGACGCGGTGTTCTTGAAAGGCTGGTTGCGAAGAGACGATGCGTAAATTCATTCTAGCTATTGCTCTCTTACTGGTCTTTGTTAGACTATCCACTCCTGCTCCTCTAGTCAATATACAGGTTCACGCGAGAGAAGTCTACGACTTTGACCGGATTAAGTTTCTTACTAGTAGGTTGAATTTTACAGGACAGCCAATGGTAAGTTATTGGAGCATTACAGTATTAGATAGAGCCGACTGGCAAGAGGCTCTTCATAAGTACAAGCTTGAGGGTCAAACAGAGACAGCTTTTACTCTAATGGGCTGGAATGAAACCTTTGTGAATGCGGATTACATTCACTATACAATTGACTCAAACGTAGAGCACACACTAGCACACGAAGCAGGACACCTAATCTGCGAATGCAAGAGCGAAGACACTGCTAATAAGATAGCAAGAAAACTGGAGAGGTAGTTATGGGATTTGATTTTGGAAGTCTAATCGGGGGCTCAATAGGTTCAGCCTTCAAGGACATAGTAAGTGTCTTTAAAGTTGATCCTACAATTGCCTTTGAGAAGAAGGCTGAGATTGAAGCGATTCAGCTTCAGTTACAAAGCAAGTTACAGGACCAGTTGAATGCTCAGCTTCAGGGTCAGCTAGATATAGATAAAGCAGAAGCGGCTAGTCCTAAGATGTTCGTAGCAGGCTGGCGGCCTTTCATTGGGTGGATATGTGGTTCAGGGCTGGGGATTCAGTTCATTGTAAATCCTATTGTAACCTGGATTGCAGCTTTAGCAAAGCATCCAGTTCAGTTCCCTTCTCTTGATCTTGGCACATTAATGACATTGTTATTCGGTATGCTAGGCTTGGGCGCTATGCGTACCTATGAAAAAATCAACGGGCAAGATACTCAAAATCATTAGAGATAGGACCCTTAGGGTGGATTGCAGTCTATGAGCTATACTAGCTTTCCCAAAGTTTCTGACGTAATCAACGGGGTCAGTCAGGACGTTCGTAATCAATTGTCTTCTCAGATTGGTACATCTGGGCAGCCGGTGCTCATTGATTATACCAATCGTATTCATAAGCAGATGCTCAGGTTTAGTCGGTGGCCTTTTCTTAAAAGTGAGCCTCAGTACTTTCTTACAGAGCTTGGGCAGTCATCTTATTGGGTAGGTCCTCAGAATACCGGACCAGCAGGTACAGTCGAGACTAACTTGAACTTGAGTGATGTGTATCAGTTTAAGAAAGACTCTGTAATGGACCTGTCTAATCAGCAGGCTCTTAAGTGGTTGTTTAGTTCTCCGCAGGGTCCGAATCTCATTGACCGCACAGGGGCAGGAAGACCGGGATTACCTGCTGTGTTTGTTCAGAATCTTAACGATCCTAATATATTACAGATATTTCCTCCCCCGAACAATCAGAATAACACGCAGCCAGCTCCTCAGGTTCCTATAGTTCAGACTACTGTGAGTGGTGCTCTACCTTTACGTACATACCTTTTAAAGATCACCTTTGTAGACTCTCTAGGCGGGGAGAGTACTTCTACAACTACGGGTGCTCCTCTTTTTATCCCAGCGAATAGCTTAGCAGTGGTGAAGAGTCCCGCGCTTGGCATTTTCGGAGTTCTCCCTGACGGCTTTAGTGTGTCAGGAGTACAATATAATCGTTACAATGTGTATGCGGTGCAAGCTACACTTGTTAACGGCATACCTACTAATGAAGGCACAGAGACGAAGCAGAACTCTGTGCCTATTTTATTTGGTACCGACTGGACTGAGCCGGGGACTGGGCTGTTGACTAGTGGGGCTTCAGTTCCGAGGGTTAATACTCTTCAGCCTGTTGGGGCTTATGTTATTAAGTTTGAGTACTACAAGAACAGGCTTAAGCTAGTTACAGCAGATCAGTATCTTCAAATCCCTGATGATTACATAGACGTGGTTATAGCAGGTGTAACAGCTCTTGCCATGAAGTTGATGGGCAAGGTTGAAGAAGCTCAGATGCACTTTCAGATTTTCAAGACAGGTCTGACTGAGATGATTCAGGACAAGAACCAATTCCCCGAGGGAGTTGAGTTCATCCGGCCTGATAGTAATAGCTATGTTAATACTCAGATTCTCGGCTACCTAGACCCGTTCTTTTAGAAACTTATGCCCTCTCCAATCGTAATCAATGCGAACTTCATAGACTTGACAGGCAATGCTGTCTCTGGTTACATGCAGGCGGCTATTGTATCACCTACGGGTGTGTATGATCTGTATGTAACTGGCACAGGTATTATTGTGCCTAAGCTCAGTACAAGTGGAATAGGTACGGCTGTTGCAGTTAGTATTTGGGGAAATGATGTAGTTGTAGATATGGCGGATGGAGTTAAAGACACCTACTACACTATAACTCTGTTCAATACGAATAACATAGCTGTTTGGACTGCGGCTTACAGCTTTACTGGGGCGGGTCCTATCAATCTAGTAGGCTACCCCTCTCTTACAGTTGTTCCTGCGGCTACGAGTGGATCAGTCCCAACTAATATTCTGACCAGCAATAATGTTTTCACGGGGACGAATGTTTTCAATATTCCTCTACCCCTTACTAGTCTTGCTCTTTGGAACTCAATAGCTAAAACTACAACCTATACCGCTATAGCAGGAGATGTAGTTCTAGCCAATACTACAGGGGGAGGATTCACTATTACTCTCCCTCTTTCTAGTTCAAATAAAAACCAGGCCATTCGGGTTAAAAAAACCTCCAGTGATGGAAATACTGTTACTGTAGGGATATCCGGGGGGGACTTAATTGACGGTGCATCGACTAAAACTTTTACTTCCCAATACACATCTATAGATGTAATAGCGGATGGTTCTGGGAACTGGTGGATTACATAGTATGAGCTTCTTTAATAACGTAGGGATTACTACCTTCCCTAACCAACAACTTACAGCTACCCTAACTGACGGGCAAATGAACACCGTCAACTTAGTGGGAGCACAGACTGTCCGCTTTGATATCTCAGGGACTTGGACTGGAACAGTCTTCTTTGAAGCCAGCTCTGATGGAATTGTGTATCAGACTGTTCAATTGCTACCCTTTGGCCCTTTGCTCGCTTCGCAAGCCCTAAGCCAATCCTCTATCTCTAGCACCACCCAAAATGGGTCCTGGTTCGGTAGCATAGCTGGAATGGACAGCTTTAGATTAAGGGCTTCCTTGGTTAGTGGGTCTGTGGTTACCTTTAATCAGATTAGCCAAGCTGTGTCTACGTTAGATGTGTTTGAGCACGCAGATGGTTTCGTTGATACACATAGCTCCACAACTACTCCTCTGGGGTCTAATGGTGTGTTCACTGGACCTGCAACTGACATGCTGCCCTTCACGGCGGTTCGGTTAAGTATCTTTACTGACCAACCTTCAGTAGTAGCTACCGGATTGAGCATTCAGTGGAGCAGTGAGGGGACGAATTGGGACTTCCAACAGAACACCGGGATACCCGCTTCAGCAGCAGGGGGCGGTGTCCATATGGTCTTTGGACGTATCTCTCGGTACTTCAGGGTAGTATACACAAATGGAGCTACTCCCCAGACTATTTTCCGTATGCAGGTTATCCACCAACGAGTAACTCCCCCTGTTGCTTCCTCTTTTATCAACCAGACTCTTACTGATGGAGATACTGCGGCTACAGTGAAGGCTGTTTTGTCAGGGAAAAATCCCTCACAGGTTTATACTCCGGTCTCTTTGAATAGTACAAATGCTCTATTAGTAGATGGATCAGCACAAACACAGCCTGTTTCTCTTGGTAATGTGGACAGTAAAACAGTAATTGGAAAGACGGGCACACTAGTCACAACTGCTGTTACTGCGGATCAAGTAGTATTAACCTATACTGTAACGGGGGGAAAGACCTTCTATCTTCAAGAACTAGAAGCGGGGGGCTACCAGACTAACTTACCAAACACGGATAGTCCAGTATTTCTTGGAACTCTTTCTTTAGAGAACCCCTCAGGAACTAAACTTATCACTGAGAATATAGTCTATGGAATTCAGTTTGCTTCCATTGAGAAAGCCTTTGCAGAACCGATTCCTTTTGCTGCGGGTACCGTACTTCGTGTAGTAGTGACTCCTGCTGCTTATGTTTCATTCACATGGCGTGCGAACTTCCTGGGTTATGAAAAGTAATAATGCCTTAATTAAACATCATTGGTGCGAAAGAGAAGAATAGATACTTCCCCTATCAGGGGGCTTTACGTGTGACTCGTAAGAGCTTCTGGACTGCGGGACAGGATAGCTATACTCTTCCGCCTGCGCAGAACCCTGATTTGTTTCAGTTGATGACTAATGTTGAGCCTATTAATCGGGGAGTTATACAGAGACGTAGAGGATACCAGCAGTACTCCAATCAAGTTCCCAGTATTCCTTATAGAGAAGGATTTAGCTTCAGAAGTGAAAGTCTTAATCTGAAGAACATGATATGGACTTCCACAGCTAATGTTTTAGCTCTCTCCGAGACAACGGGACTCAATTATTTGTCCCCTGTTTTTACTCCTTCTCTCTCTGCAAACTTTGCTCCAAGAATGGTCCTTAGTAGAAACTATGGATACTTCGCGGATGGCGTGCAAGCTGATTCCGTTAAGTGGGACGGCACAACTATCGCAGGGAATCTTACTAATTGGGGAATAGATATTAAAGGGAATCCAGCTTCTACTAATGGACCCAATGCTCCTGGTACGGCTGCGGATGTTGCTAATGGAGGGAGTTCTCCGGTCTGGGCTAACCCTAACAACATCAAAGTTCAGGATGGAAACTTCGCTGCTGTTAATCTTACCGCAGGACAAACTACAAGTGACTATCTACAAGGGACTAATTTTGGATTCGCAGTTACACCTGCTGCTTCTGTTATTACAGGAGTGAAAGTAGATATAAAAGGGAAACAAACAGATGTAACAGCAGGGGATCAAGTAGCTATTGCAGTAATGAAGGATGCTACCCATTGGAGTGCGTATAGATTAGTGCAGTTCTCTACTGTGAATGGCTTCCTGACCTTGGGTGGTTCCAATGATACGTGGGGT